CAACGAATTTCTGAATTTCTTCAGGCGTAGCCTGATATTGTTCAGTTAGATGAGTAGACATCTTTTGCATATTACTATTATATGCTTCCCTTTCCGCCTGTTGCTTTAGAATAGAATCACGTTCCTTCTTCAATTTGGCTTTTTCCTCTTCCATCACTGCAACGGTATATTGAGAATGCAGACGATTATACTCGTCCATATTGTCTCTCCATTCGTCCATTGAATCCAAGTATTTAGCTGAATCAGAACTATTATCATCATAAGCATCTGCCCTATTGAAACCCGAAGGTTTCTTAGGTTTTTCTGGCGGAGGAGGAAACTGTTCCATTGCGGATTCCTCTTTTTCCGTCACCTGAGGCTGTTGTGCCTGTTGAGTTTCGACTGTATTAAGCTTATCCTTAAGAGCCGCTATCTCATTACGAGCCTTATCAGTCTCAGATTGCCAGTATTGATAACGCTTGATATCATTATCAACATCAGTAGGTTCTGCCGTTGCTTGCTGAGGTACTTCATCCACGGGTTCCATAGGAACTGGTGAAGGTTCAGCCGACACAGGTTGCTCTTGAGCTTCCTTGTTGACACGGAAAAATTCATCTACCAAACCAGAGTTTCCTTCCAATAGTGGGTCGACTTGCGACTCACTCTCAGGTATCATTCCTACTGGTTCATTAACTTGCGGTTGTTCTGTGATTTCCTGAACTTCAGGGGTAACCATAGGTTCTGCCATAAGTTATAACTCCTTATTCATGCAAGCACCCATTAGGACTTGGATGGTTTTGCGTTTTGTTTTGATGAGCGTACGGCTTCCCGTACCTCGCTCTTTACTTGTCCTAGAGCATCATCAAGGCGTTTCTCGAATAATCTGCCAGAGGCTTTGCCTTGGGTTGAGACTTTATCGAGGTCTGCTTTGAATTTTTCAAGTTCAGCTCTTTGTTTAGCATGATATACTTCTCTTTCACGAGTCTGCATATCACCCTTGAGCTTTTTAATTTCTTCGCTAGCCTGCTCCAGCTCGCCCTGAAGTTTACCTACTATATCGGTGCGAGTTAATACACCTTCCATATCGAAAACTTCAGTTTTCTTTAAAACTTCTTGCTTATCAATAATACCCTTTTCGTAAGCATCCATATACATTTCAAGCTGGGCAAAACGATTAGTCGGTAATGTTGAACCAGTAATTACGACTACATCGAATGCTCCTCTTGAAATATCGTTAATAACATTTAATTCTCCGCTTTTATCATCATAAAGCTTTTTATTTATAGCATACTCAGTGATACTATTATTAGGCTGTACAATTCTTACAACTTTTTCGGCTTGGTACAACTGTTGCATAATAGGTATGGCTACACGAGCTATGCGGACTAGTCCACTTTCAATATCCTGAAGCTTGGACTTTATCTTACGCTGACCAAACTCATCAAGAGAAACTGTAGCCTTATAAGTATGTGGTGCTGCTTCAGAATTTCCCTGCATTAATTCATATAAACCAAGAGCATGGTCAATATCTGTTTTTGCGACCTGCTCATTCTGATATAATGTATTAGGTAAAGGAGTTGGCTGAATAGGCTGTGGAGCACCTTGGTCCATATCAACTTCTATTGCAACTCCGGGTTGTGCCCATCTATTCTCAAAATCCTGCATATCAACGGAACCAGATGGAATTAATATCTTAGTATTAGTAGATGTGGTAGCATGAGCAACAATCAGAGACCGTGTCTTGTTTATATACTCCTGTAAGTCCTTTACCATCCTAACATCAGAAACCGGGTAGGGTGTTCTATTGTGTATATTCATGAAGAACACGATAGGATAGTTTTCAACGGGCAATATGCGAGAGTACAAGTATTGGTCTCCCATGATGACGCACATTTTTACCCTTTGGACCGGAACAGACACGGTCTCGATTAAACCTTCTTCAACCAAATCAGCATGAGAGAGTTCTTCTATCTGTGGCATTGGAGGTGCGTCCATCTCATCTTCCATCTCAGCAGCCTGAACACCTTGCTCATACTTCATCATTAGCTGGTCAATAATACCCTTAGCTTTCTCAGCATTTGTAATTACCTGACCATTAACTCTAATCGCTGGTCTAGCCATGTATTCAGACATTTCTTCTTCCAGCATAACCTCTTCGGTCTTATCAACGTTATTCTTGATATGAAAACGCTTTACCCAAATTTTGTAGTAACGTTCATAACCCCTAATATACTCACTGTTTTCTCCCCAAGAAGCGTCAGTCTTTGTCTGAGTATCCTCTGGAAAGACAATACCCTTATCATCAACACGGGAAGTTGTAGGTCTATCTGTATCTAGGTCACTAGTAGCATTTTTTATTGCATCCTTATACATGGGATACATCTGCATTGCCTGCTCTTTTGTGAATAAGCGTGAAACAATAATATTCTCAGCGTCATCTCCCAGCTTTTCACGACTATTGGGGTCAATATAAACATCGAGAGGGTCTACGTCCTTTATACAGACTTCACCCCTGCCATAATCTTTCAAGGGGTCAATATATACCATCATAGCGCCCATACCCATTACATAGTAATCGTCTATTACATTACGGAGAGCCTGATTTCCGTCTGATACATACCACATGTATTCGAGTAATCCATTGAAAACCTGTGCTACTTTATTATCGCTGTCTTCTCGAGGAGATACCCTGAATTGCGGTTTGCCTGAAGTGAGGAGAGCCTTTGCGGCTTCCACTGCGGGGTGGATACGGTTTACTACGAGGGGTGCTTGACCCCTCTCAAGTAAAATTCTTTGCTGTTCAGAAGTCCACTGTCTGCCTAGTCTAAATTCTTTGTCTTCCTGAGCTTGTATAGCCCAAACATCACGCTTTTGAGAATACGATTTCCATATCTTATGCGTGGTGTCTACTATATCTTCAGGAACTTCGGTTTCTTTTTCGATATACGCCATCGTATTAATTTAATACTATAATGTCATCCAATCAAGTATCTTTCTAGCTTTATTTATCCCACTTGGGTCAATGTATTTCTTTTGCCTACAAGCCTTAATTCCATCCATTGCATAATATACAGCATCCAGTATATCATCATGTTTACCCCTTGGATAGGATAAAAACTCCTGTTGAGCAATAATATCCTCCGGTCTGAAGTAAAACTCTCCTCTAGCAAGCGGGGCTACCAAGGAAAGCAGTCTTTCGGACTTTCTTTGTCTCGGTTTTATGCCCTTTTCCAGCCCGGGTATATACAGGGACTGTTCAAGCATCATCTTTCGCACGCTTGCCCGGAGTGCTTCTTGGTAGCCCACCGTCTCTATTTTCATCCTTTTTGGATGATACTTCTTAAAAATCTTGAGGATAGTCTCTGGCTGTATCGCTGGGTCAATCTTATCACGGATAATGTCGACAATATACTTATTATTATCATTATCAACACCCACAGTAGCAACAGCAAAGAAGTCGCTACGACTAGATAGACTACTAGCAGGGTCAATGCCACAATAGATGTCAACAGGCTTACGCTCCTCCTTGCCATCAATTGTCCGAACGAGAAGATTCTGACCGTCGACTCTCTTATAACTGTAATGATGAAGTTTAATGTATTCCGGTTTAAAGGGTGCATTGTCTGGAGATTGCGCTTCATTCATATACTCCTGATAAAAACCATTTAGATTGCCAACAGATTCAAATTCTGCCTTAATCTGTAGAATCCTCTTCTTAGGAAAGCGTTCTTTCCATATACTACGACCCTTTTCGTCCCAGATTGCATACCAAAGAACATTCCATGCCGGAGATTCCCTAGCCCAATATAAGAAACAATCTTCAGAGATGACGGTTCCAATAAGTATTATTCGACCATCATCGGACAAAGACGGGATAACGGCTTCGGTCATCCATTTTCTATTCTTAGCCCTGCCTTCCTGAGTGGAGGCATTTAATTCTGACTCATAATCATCTACGATAATGAGATTAGGACGAGTATCACCTTCAAGAAACCCACGAACACGCTGACCAGTACCGACAGCCACAATACGTGCCCCATTAGCCAGAACAATATCATTATTAGTCCATCTTTTTGCCGTCGTGGGTCCATAATCACCAAACATCGCCTTGAAATTCGCACTATTCTGGAGATGATACTTGATTCTAGAGAGGAAGTTAATGCTTTGTGACTGAGATTCCGAGATAATAACGATAAAAAGGTCCCTGTCCGATGGTTTAAAAGCGATTTTGTGGAGGGGTAGTATTAAGGAGGTCACTGTACTCTTCGCTGTTCCTCTAGGGGCTGCGATAAGTACTCGCTTTATAGTGTCATCAGACAGGGATTTATAAATTTCGTAGTGAAAAGGTGGTACATCACGGCTTAAAGCCGTAGGAAACATGGTTTTTCCGAATAAACCAATATTTTTCCTTAATTTCTTTAGGGCATTCTCTTCAGCCCATCGAGATTCAAAATCTTCAGTCTGTTTCTTCTTCTTTACCATTAGATACTGGCTCCTTGACACTTCTGGTGGCAATTAGCTTATTCTCTTCCTCATTAATATTATCTATCAGCTTTTTCGTCTGTACAGCCTCTATCCTATCCGTTGTAGTCACTGTTTCCTTGTCTTTCATGCCATGAATCTCAAAACCATCGTTAACAAAGCCACGAATAGCGTTAACATCCTTCTTTTCCTTAGCCATATCAACGCCATCCTTCATAAGATTAATAAAATAATCCACATCAAGCATATTGTCATCTAATAATTTCTGTGCTTCGTCTCTTTTCATAGACCTAAAGTTCTCCGTTCTCATGTGTCGCCTTAATTTGCGACGTTTTCCTGCACTAACACTACCAAAAACCTTATCTATAGCGATATCACGGTCATCTGAGATAGCTGCCCATAGTGCTAAATCCTTATAATCCTTACTATTACAGCGTACATCAAGCCATTTCTTACCAGAAAAGGTATTATTAGCTACCCTACCACCAGCACAGAACTTCTTATTTGGATATCTAGCATCCCACATAATATAACCAAAAGGCATGCGGTAGTAATAAGAAGGTCTACCACTAGTATCAAGATACTCCTTCTTTTTTATTACCTCTGCTACCCAGCCGTCGTCTGTGACTGCCCAGTCTCCTGCGTCGCATTTTTGCCAGCCTTTGAAGGGTATTCCTTCTTTTTCTGCTTCTTCCT